ACGCAAGACGGGAAGGATTACCACCGGTAATTAGGGAAGCCCGCGGATATGGGGCGGGATGCGTTTATAGCCATCAGAGCTACCCCGGTTCATGGAACGACAAGCAAGTCTTGGAGAGTTTACGGCGATCCGGTGTCAATGGTGCGAATTACGAGTTGAATTGAGTAAGAGATTTCCACAAAAGGATTTGTGGTATATATGCCGGAAGCATAGTAATTGAACTATATTCTTTATACAGGGGTAGCCTCTCCTATTGGAGATATGGAAGATAAGTTGTATTATACCAACTCTGTAGTAGAAGATGGAATAGTTGTACAAAAGTACGACTGTTATTTGAATGTCGCGAGGGATTTAGCTCGTATAAATTCTAAAAATGAAGAGATAACATCTCGTGATGGACACGTAATGGGTTATTTATGTAATTTTAAGTGGACACTTGATGCTGGTAATAGTGTTACATTACAAGTTGCCCCGAATTCTTGGAAAATGAGGAATGCTTTTAGAAAATTTCATGCTTATCGAAATATTATGTTTGAAAATGCTGGTATTGATGACAGCGAAAAAGGTCGATATGGTAAAACCCTTAGACCATATTTAGATCCAAATATGAAGTCCGGTGTAATCTTGGACCCTTTTACCTATAAAGGGGTACGAGGTTTGACCGGTGTACCTACGGCTCATGTTTATGATGGCGGAGAGTGGTCATATACTGAATTGGCTACTACGCCAATCTATCTAGAGGCTCGTCCTCTTGATCCTGCTATTGACGATTATGCTGATGCGTTCGATTTACATATTTGTGATGAGAATGTTGTTGCCGGAGCAGATGCAAAATCTTCTGGTAATTATAAAAGTGTAGGAATGATTCATTCATACAATTTAGACCGTATGGAAGTTGTTACGCCAGATGCGGATACAACTGTTGACGGTCCATCTAATCCTCTGGCTGCTTTGATTAGTTCTGGTAATCAAGCAACAGGTGAAGTCTTGGCTATAGCAATAGACCAGGAATTAGAAAAACCACCATATGATCTGGATGATAACGGAGATTCGATATTTATGAACGTTGAAGGATATGGTGTTACTAGGTCGACAGGGGGGACAATAAGTTTCTCTGCTTTTGTTCCTGCTGGATTGGCTAGATTCTTCCTACCTGCGGAAGGTGTAGCGAGCTTAGAAGTCACTGTCCTGGACAAAATTTTGTGTAAGGATATGGCATAAGTATGAAAGTTAATTTAACTGCGGACGGAAAGTTACCAGATCATTTCTGGAAAATATGTTTGATTGTGGTTGCGTCTTGTGTGGGCGGAATCCACAGTGACTCAATCCTATTAATTTTGGGTGTTTAGGATGGCAGAGAAGAAAACATATACCTACGTGGAAGAAGATGGTAAGATTGTTGAAGTACATCGTTATCCCGTAGGTTTGTTGGCTCATCCTTTTCAGGAACCAACTATAGCTCCTGTTCGTACGCGTGTTGTTAGGCGTACCAGGATAAAAAGGGTAAGAAAACCTTCAGAGTCACCACGTCAGGATATGACGTCTACTTCTGGAGTAGGGCAAATACCGAAGACGCGTGGTGACACCAATGAATTCATTAGTGCGTTTTGGATTAAAGGTAAACCTAAATGCAGAAAGGGGTATAGATATGATTTTAGAAGAAAGATGTGTCGCCTGATAAAATGAATGACCGTAAAGGAATCAAATACAAATGCCCTCGTTGTGGGCATATATATCAGTCAAACACAAGAACTCCTCCAAGGAGTCCTAAGTGTTACAAGTGTAAGGGCTCTTTAAGTACGAGACACATACTCGAATAAATGTGGCTTACCTGGGCGAGGGAGATTGGATCAATCCAATTACTGGTGAATATGAAACAGTAAATGGTGTTTGGTGTACTTGTTATGAATGTAAATTCGAACTTGACGGTATTACCGAAAATTGGGACGGAGGTACATTTTACACCAAGAAACAATATGCCGATCATCAAAAGGAAAGACGTAGAGCATATCTAGCTCGTAAAAAGGAACAAGCTACTAAGGACGGCATGGCACGTACGAAGGAGAGATCGGAGGCGGAGGCGGTTTGGGAAGGCCGCCCCGTCCCCACATTTTTCGATATAAAGAATGGAACTTGGAATAGTTATGAAGACCCAGTCCATGAATTTGAACGATTATATGGTTACTGAGCCATATGACGCAGGAATCGGAGGCTTCTAAAAGGCAATGGCCTCCGGTGGGTAAGTCTAGCGACACCCCGAAGGAGGTGAAAACGCAAGACGGGAAGGATTACCACCGGTAATTAGGGAAGCCCGCGGATATGGGGCGGGATGCGTTTATAGCCATCAGAGCTACCCCGGTTCATGGAACGACAAGCAAGTCTTGGAGAGTTTACGGCG